ACGGGTACATGCTGGCGGAGGGTTGCTATCACGCTCTGCGTGTTCTAGGTTCGAACTACGAGCAGGCAGGTGCGGGCGACGTGTTCGCGTATGCGTTGACGCGAGGTGTGCACAAGGGTCTGTCTGTCGCGGGGCATTCGGATGAAGGGGCGCATATGCGCACGGTTTTGCGTGCGGGGCGCTTTCAGATACCTTTCGGGGGAGTGAATGCCGCGAAGAACGATTACGTCGGTCTCCCTCGTGCTATGAGCTTCGGTGCACAATCGTTCGTGGCGCTGATCGACAGCATCGCGTTGGCAACGGCCGCGGCAGTGGGCGATTGTGACCCATTGATCGACTATGCCGGGCGCAAGTACCCAACAGTCATAGTTGACATCACGGCGGAGCGTGTCGACGCGGGCCCTGCGAGTGTGGACCTAGCTACCCGTCCAGAGGGTGAGCGTGTTGCGGTCGCTTTGAATATGGCGAACCAGATAGTCGAAGAGAGTGGCAAGTTCACACCATTATACATCAAGGCGTTGATGCATATTATGGGCATAGGTGGGAACAGCCACGTGGCGGAGTTGCATTTACAGGCAGCGTTCACGTGGAGCAGCTTCACCTACGACAGACACCTCGCGCACCCTGCGGTCGCACCGTGGTTTTGGATCGAACCGACGGGGCTGAGCCGCCTGCCAGCGAGCGAATATCCGGCTGTAGCGGCGGGTTACGGCCACTATGTCGAACCGGGTAGCGAGAGCGAGATAGCGCTACTGCCACAAGCGCGTTTAGTCGGGGAGGACAACGGGTGTTGTGGTGTCGGTTTTGAGTGGCGTAGTGCTCGTACGGTCGGTGCGCTCTTACACCTGAACTTGCATCATCAAGATGGGTTGGCGAACATGATTGTGCGTCAAGCCGACCATAATGGCTTCTTCCTTGTGGGCGCAGGTGCACCGGTGGCCAACAGAATACGCAATGGGCAGGATGCGGCAACATACATGTGGGGACGCGGGCACTCTATGTTGCCACATCCTGCAGAGGCGATATATGTCAAAGGGCATGTGCGCGCACTGTTCAGGTCGTTTGTGTACAGCAATGACAATATGTTCACAGCAGTACCGCAACATATGTTCACGAGCACGGAATTGTTGCACGGTAGTGTGAAAGTGCGCGTGACTCGTCCAAGTACGCAAGGTACCCACAGTTTGCAGGTGCAGACAAGGAGTGTGTCGAAATTGCGCACGGCTGCGAGTGACGCGTTACGCTTGGCTAGACGCGCTTTTGGCTACGACATGGCATGCAAATTCATGCCACAGTCAGTTACGGGGATCGTCGACGAGTATACGCTGAGCGTAACTAGACACGATCCTGTGTTGGCGGCGAGCGTGGTTACGCAACAACCGGCACGTGGGGTTGGTGCAAGTAGTGTTCACGAAGTGGGGACACCTAACGCTACACAAGTGGGACAGAGCATGGTGAGCGCTAGTGATGAGCAGCAGGCGGAACAGTCGACGGCG